GTCTTTACCTTCAGATTCTTCAGCCTTTTTTGTGTAGGCTTTCTTCTCTTCTTCAGTCATAGTCATACCAGCTTGTTCAACAGTTTTCTTTTGATCATCTTCTTGATCATCGATTGCCTTGTTGATTGGGGCTTTTCTCTTCATGAATTTCTCCATTTGTTCAAGTGCCTTTGTCATGAGTTTAGCATCAGGATTGCATGGATGTGCAGTCACAGACACATTTAAAATCTTTGCTTTTGTGATGATATTGTCATTTTGTGCATCACGCTCTAAAACTTGTCCTTCAATGGAAAAACCAATTGATCTTGGGGCGTTTACATCTTTTAGCACTTTAGCAGTTTCATAGGCTTCTCGTGCTTTTGGTCTATCAAGTAACAAATAACCTTCAACAGATGTTTGTTGTTCTTCTTTGATTACCTTGGTTGGATAGCCCAAAATGTTCTCTGCTCCCGCTTCATGTTCCCAATTGAAGAAACCTTTCTCTTCAAAGTATGACCAATCCAAGCCATCCTGTTTGATGATTTCACCTGCTTGATCTTCATTCTCTGTGGATACAATACCACTGACAAAACCTAGCTTTTCATCGGTGTTTTCATCATCTGCTTTGGATAGATTGATTGCTGTCCAAGTTGAAAAATATGATTTATTCATAGTACCTTCTTTCATAGTGATTGTAGCACGATAGATAGGAATAAGCCTTTTTCACTAGATGATTCATGCTCCCGTATCACTCGCTTAACCCATGAATATCCAGCATCACCGCCCCATAGTAACCAAGAGATATAAGCACGACTCTTTCGGTCTTTGTGATACCCTCGCTCTTTATAAATCCTATGTCTAGAGAAGAATGAGTACATTCGCTTGATTGTGCCGTAAGTGACATTCCCATTGATCAAACTAGTGGCACGGGCAACACCACTACCGATCCGTAACTTACCTGCTTGTTGTGTTGATAGTCCACCTTTGCCCCCTGTTTCTTCTCGCAACTTTAATCCCCGCTTTGCATTATCCCTAACCTTTTGTGGTACGGTGTATGATAGTTTTTCAGCCATGATTTAAATCTCTTTTTAGTGGTGTGAAATACAATGTAATGCACAGATCAGACTACTCTTTATCATCTTGCTCTGTATCATCTTTTTTAGGCTCAATTTCTTGCTTATTTTCACTTGGGGGTAGGGTAGGTATAGACTGATCATTTTGTACTTCTTTTTCAGTGAATAATGGATTGCCTATTCTATCTCCCATTGGATGAGGTGGTAGATCATACTTAGCCCTGATTTCATTCAAGGTCATGAATGCCATCTTTTTCAAATCCATTTCAAGTTGTTTGTCCTTGGGTATTGAATCCATACCGATAAAGGTCAATTCGTACCTACTATCAATCTGTTCAACGATGTATCTATTGATCCAACTCTCAATTGCTCTGAGTAATGGTCTCAATCCCTTTTCTTTGGACAAGATTGCACGATCATTCACACCCATACTAAATATTGCACTTGATTGACCTTCAACACCAAAATTAAAGCCAATTTCTGCAGGATCGATTTGGAACATTGCACAAGTGATTTTGAGCAGGTAGTTCAACCACTCTTGATATTCCATCTCCTTATTGGTATTGCTCAAATTGATTGATTGAACTTCTTCATTTGCACTTGGATCAAGCTGAATAAGAGGTGTGCGTTTGCTATTGCTTGCACCTGTCAGCATGGAATAAAATTCTTTTCTAAATGCTTTGAATAGGTTTGGATTCATCTTAGACTTGACTGCGATAATCCCACTAGCACTTATCCCATTGGTAAAGTTATTGGCATTGAAAATCTCAGCATTACAGATATGAGTAATGACCTTGACCAATTCTTCAAGTTCTGGATATCCATAGCCCCTAAACTTGATATCTGATCTAGGTCTTCTTATCCCCCAACAAAGATCAAGTGCTTTGTACTCAGCCACGATTTGTGCATTGAGTACTTGGACAAATTGCACACCTTCAACACTTCTTCTACCTTGCAGTTGTTCTTCCTTCGTGAGTGCTGATCTTCTTATCGTTGTACTATCTACATTGAGAAAGCCACACACTTTGCCCTCGGTATTGCGAACAACTTCAAAGCAGGCTTGATCATAGATCAAACTATCCCGTACGAGCATACGAAGGAAATTTTCAAAGTCGGTCTCAAAGGTGATGCGATTGTCCCCACAACTCTTGATGAAGTCTGTTATCTGGCGAATGTTCTCTTTGTCTTCATCTGTCGCTAGTGCTTTCCTATCCTTGAGCCTTATTTGGAAACCTAAGCCATCATCTTCATTCACTGCTTTGGCAAACTCGGCAACTTGATTGATTCTTGTGTTTATCACTGCAGAAATCACAGGTACACGAGACATTGCATTCAAGGTTTCAAAGGTTAGCCCCCATGTACCACGATGCCCAATCTCTGACGGCAGCATGTTAATATTGGCGATATCTGCAGGATTGATTTCTTTTGACATCACCGTGGGCTTGGCTTCATCCACTTGTAGCAAACTCTTTGCAATATCTAGATCGGGATTCTCTGTCATTGCTTGTTTGAGTAAGTTGAGTGCTGCCTTAGCAAATAGTTGCATATCATCATTTTCAGTTGTCATAGTCGTTCTCCTTGATCATTTACTTTTACAACATCTATCTCATTATCATTGAGATACTGTACACCATCTAGAGCTGAGTATGAGCCTTCGATTGTATAGACCTTTTGGATACCAGAATGATGAATCAATTTTGCACACATAAGACAAGGCTCACCACTAACGATCATCACTGAGCCACGAATATCCGTGCCATTGCGAAGAGCATTCATGAGAGCATTGGCTTCTGCATGATGACAACCTACTTCTAGTCTAGTGCCTGATTGCACACAATCTCTAAGACAACCACTAGCACCACATAGATCATTCTTGCTCCCTCTTGGTGTGCCATTGTATCCTTCAGCGATAACTGCATTGGATTGTGGATTAACTATAACAGCCCCGAATTTCCGTCTTGAACATGATGATAGTTGAGAAAGTGCAAGGCACTGGGATATCCTAAATCTTAAAAATTTGTCTTTCATCTAACAACCTTCATCAATCCCCATCAGCACTGCATAATCATAAATCTCTTGTGATAATTTAAGGATGCTCTTTCCATATCTCCCACACTTGGGCAAGACTTTACCTGTTGCATAAAATCCAATTGCCTTGCACTCATCCCCACCTTGATCATCAAGCATTTTCTTGAGCATGAGTACACCATTCTCAGAATCGCTACATTTTGCACATGGTTTGTACTTGGGTATGATTTGCATCGCACCGACTGCACCCTTATCACTGACGGCACTCTTCACAAACTTGGATTCATGAAATGCAATAGATAGCACTAAGTATTTATTAACATCGTGCTTGACTGCATGATCATGGATTTGTTCACAAGTTGTGACTCGTTCCATGATTGATTTACCTAGTTGTGCTTTGTAACCACTAGATACAGGGGCTTGAGTTGGGGCAATGATTTGCATCATCATCCACCAGCAAAGGATAAAACTATCTGTCATCTATAGACCTAAAACCTTCATTGTTTGGGGATATACTTCCTTGATCAATCGATACATACTCATGACATGAGTCTTGATATATGCTTCTTCAGGATCTTGGCTGTCCTTGAGTTTGAGTATGAGTAATGCCCAAGTATGGATATCACCAGTGAGATGACAATCAACATAAATGGATTGGGGCAAACAAAGACTTGCGACTTGAGGATCTACTCCCCGATTGATCAGTGTCAAGTAGGTCACTCTTGCTTTATGGATACTCTCTCTCAGTAGCATCTCAGCCTCACCATCTAAAACACCTTTGCCTTGAGTTTGCTTTCGATGTGCAATTACTTGTGGTGGGTAAAAATGCTCATTTTCTGCGATATGTACGATCTTTATACCTATATCGAATGGAAACAAGGATAGTACATGTTGAAGAGGTAGATGATAAGCAATAGTGATAGGATACGGCTCAACACATTGCCTGACTTTTGATGAAAATTGCCACATTTTCTGTGTCTCTGGTGCAAGCAATCCTACATCTTGAGATAGGATATAGATCAGCCGTGTTGCTAAGACTTCATCGTTTGCACTATGTGCGAGTAGAGAGTATTGATCCATGTTTATCCTTTCATGGTCTACTACCGAGCAAGGCATCAATCTTTGTTTCTAGTCTTGCCACAGCGATTTTTGTTTCTTGTAGTGCTTCCACCAACTCATGCAGTGTTTGTTGTTTTGCTTCCAAACTTGCGACTTTCTCTTCAAGTTTGCCCAAGGATTTTGCTTGTTCTTCTTTGTCCTTCAAGGTTGTGTAGAAAAGCCCTGCTAGTCCTAAAATTGTTGCATAGGTCAAAGTTAGTTGTTCCATAGTAAAAATGCTCCAGATGTTAATGCACCAACTAAAAAGCCCAAAATCAAAGGTGTTTTGATTTCAATCTGTGGTGCAGTGATACAAGTTGTTAATTTTTCTTGAGCCAAAATCAGCTCTGCTTGCATGAACTTATTCTTTTCTTGCAATGCATTTTTACTTGCACCTAGTTCGGCTATCATTGCCTTCTCTTCTATGTAGTGTGGGATTGTGTACAAAATACCTTGATGAATGACGACACAATCTTGGGGTAATCTTTGCTCCATCTCATAGTGTATGGGGCAAATCACTTGCTTACTTTCACCACTGGTGTTGACCCAAAAGCCAAGTTGTAGAATGAGAGCAATCATTATTTCCAATCCCCATCTATCTTAGCAATCGCCTCTTCTCTTGCTTCTTTTCTTGCCTGTTCTATACGGACATCCATTTGGGATTCCATCTTGGCAAGTTCATCATGGATTTTGATTGCATGATGGATATGTTTTTCTAGTGCCTTCTGTTGCTCACTTGTTTGTACTTGTGTTGTGTATAGTAGCCACCCCATAAAGGTTGTCAGTCCTGATGATATCCAAAGTATAACTTGGGGGAATTTCATGCAGATGATCAGGGCAGAAATGATGATGATGGAATAGGTGATTTTCTTCATGTGCGTATCCTTCTTATATGATCTAACATACCATAAACTATGTCATGCAGTGTTGTTTGTCTGTCATGCAGTCTTCATGCTTGAAATTGCAGTCTTCATGCTTGAAAATGCAGTCTTCATACATCAATTTGATCAAAAATGACTAAAAATAGGCTGTTTTTTGCAGTCTTCATACATCAAAATGCAATCAATTTTTGCCATTTGTTGCCCTTTTTTTGTTAAAAAAATCAAAAATGAAGGGTATACACGCACCTATCCACAAAAAAACACACTGATTTTATCGAGTGTTGAGATATGTGTATGGAGTGGATGCCAAAATGCTCAACATTATATATATATATAATACACATACTACATATATACACATACTACACATATATAT